CGCAGCCTGAACGTAATACTTTAAGCCTGCCATCGTTTTAGCGAAGCCATCAGGTGAAGCGTCCTGCGTGGTCTTCAGGTCAACGATGAGCGATCCCTGTATCGCGTCCATGCGAGCCTTACACTTTACACCGTGTTGCTCCCAAGTGAACGATTGCTCGACACTCGCACCCTTGAGGAGATCGTTATAGAGATGATGCGATCTGACTGACTCTGCCACACGCTGCGCACGTTGAAAGTCATCGAAATCGACAATCGTTTTACCCGCGTTCGTCGCTGCAAAGAGTTCCGCTTGTTGCTTGCCAGCAGTCGTGCGCTTGTCGAGCTTCGGTTGCGCGATAAACTCCGCATCTACTGTCTCTGGCTCTAACACCATTGCGTGTACAAGCGTTCCGAATTTCATTGCCGGTGTTGGTTCTCGCGTTCTCTCTTTCGCCGCTAAGTAATGCGCAGGCGATCTGAGAAGCATCTTGGCACCAGACGCAGATAGCGCGTCCCACGAGTGGTATTCCGCCGATGGAATATTACTGAGTTGCTGTGGCATGGAGTTCGATGTCCTCTGCGTCGTCTGATACTGCTGCGAGAGCTGATGTCAGAGTCCAGTGATGTGTGAGGTGCCCATCAGTCGTGAGCGCGCGGTATTTCTTGTCTCTGCCTTGTTGCACCCAGCCTGCCACGGCATGGTCGCGCAGAATGACGTATGCGTTTTCCCCGTCAGGTCTTACTTCAACCATTAGTATCTCCCCTCATGGCTTCGTTTAAGTTTGACTGTACCTTTTGCAGTGCAAGATTGAGCACCGATTCTGGTGCATCCTTGCCGGTAAACTCTGCGCAGAAGGCCATGTAGTTGATGCCGTCTACCCATGAGTCATGGTGATCCGGTGTATTGGCGATGCGCGATAGCTTGATCGATAACAGTGCCAGTGCCACATCGTACGCTGTCTGGTGTCGCCCAGACATGATGCTGAGTAGAGTTGCAGCTCTCGCGAAATTCTCTTGCGCTTCACCGTAGTTCTTACCCCGCTGCGCTAACAGTGATTGCGCTTCTTTCAGTACATCTCTGTGATCCATCATTTCTTCCCCAATGCTTTTTCGAACTCGCGAACCCCGTAGAGAACGCTCGTGTGATCCTTGTTCAGCTTCAACCCGATCTGCGACAGACTCATCCCCAACTCTGTGCGTAGCCGGTAATAGACTTCCCTTCGACAGAGCACCAATGGCGCTTCTCGCGAAGGACCAGTAACGGCTTCTGGGTGCATCCGGTGCTTTGCGCATACGTCTCTCAGAATTTCCTTCCAGCGTGGCATTGCAGAAATGCGTGCAGCTTTCAGAAGCATGTGCGCTTCAGTGAATTGCCGTGCCAGTAGCGGTGGAAGAGGTGCCGGTTCCGGTTCAACATGGATTTCTTCTGGTACAGGTTCTGGATCTGGTGCAGGCGGTTCCTCGACCTTACGCATCACGATGTTGCGCTGATTGTTTACTCGTAAGCGAGAACGCACATCCCTGTAATGCGACTTCCAATCGATAACAGATGCCTCTGTCATAGCGCCCTCACCACGATATAGCTGATCCCGAATACAATAATCGCAGCGAGTGAAACGGCAAGCAGATTTAACAATAGTATAACAACTTCTCTGTCTGGCTCTCTCATTCCGTGTCTCCGTGTCCATGACCGTTTGACGGTCTACACAGTAACCGTATAAAGTTTTAGTCATTCTGGCAAGCGATAATCCTGTGGATAACTCAAAAAAATGGCCCCCGTGCCAATCGGGAGCACGAGGGCCGCTGCCCTGGGGAGGGTAGAGCAGCGCGGAGCAAGGCTCAACGCGTTGAAATAGTATCACTTTTTCACTTTGGGAGATACCGCTTGCCGGTTACATGTGACCATGTCTTGCCCATCTTGATCTGGCTGACGCTCGATTTGTGCAACCCATAGGTCTTAGTGATCTGGCTATACGGTCGCTCATCTAGGAAAATCTTCTTAGCTATCTCAGCTGTGATTTTCGACTGGCCGTTGCCTTCACCCTTAGCAGATCTGTTGCGTAGTACGCGATCCATAACATTATCGGCAACCGTGCCTGTCTGTAGGTGATACGGGTTTACGCAAAGCGGTGTATCGCATCGATGCCGCACAACAAGTGTTGGCCGTATCGCGCCGTGGAATACCTCATACGAAAAGCGATGAGCGCGAATTGATTTCCCATTGATGGAAAAGGTGCCGTAGCCATCAGTTGTGGCTACAGTCCCATTGATGATCCAACAATCATCGCGTTTCCCAACATCAACCTTCGAGTAGAAGCGTGCGATGTCGAGTATGTCGTATTTCTGTTTGGTCAATTATCGCTGCGGTGTCTCTGTTGCGAGGATACCGCCCATCGTCCCATAGCGAGCGAAAGACGGTATTGCTCTTTCTAGTGGTGCTGCTGCTTGGTTTAACAGATAACCACGAACAACAGGATTATTGTAAGCAAGGTTGGCAGCAACAGGTGTACCGAGATAGCCAATAGCAGCACCCGGTAATCCACCGAGTGTATAACCTAAAGCACCACCAGCACTTTGAGCCATCGTTTGAGGAGAAAGAAGACCTTGCAAATATGTTCTTTCAGCCGTTCCAGAGGACGGTGGATTAGCAACGATACCACTGATTCGCGAAAGTTCTTCGAGCTGACCACCGCGACCTCGCGCATAACCAACACGGTCTCTGTTTGAGAGAACATTGGCAATGTTCTTCAGTGACACGTTTCCAGCCTGCGCTTCCGCTCCTGTTCCAAGCGATTGCGAAACAATATTTAGATTGCGGTATTGGTCACGAGCGGTACGAAGACCTTCTGCTTCTGCTGCTGGCAATGAACGCTCGATTGCATCATCTACAGACTCACGCAAACGAGATATTGCCGCGTTGAGTTCTGGATCATCTTTCTTTGTTCTCTCAAGACGAGACAAAGTGCTTCTGATTTTTTGAAGATCATCACCAGAAGTCTGTGGCGCAAGTTTAAGAAGTCCCTTCGCCTGATTCACTAGAATAGGCTTAATGTTCGCATCAATAGTTTTGCTGTACTCATTCAGTATCTGTTGGACTTCACTCTTAAATCCTGCTCCAGTGTCGATTGTTTTGTTTTGAGTAAATGTATCGAACTGTTTCCCAAGAGCCTTAAAACTATTATCGATAACTTCAGGAGTAATCTCTTCAGCAGTAGCACCAAATGTTGACGCTACCTCGCGATTGATCGCAGTCTGCTGCGCCGCGCGAGGAGAAATTCCAGAAATATTTTCAAGCTGGCTTTCCAAGAAGCGCAAAGGTTTTAACTGCATCTGTTCGCCGGGACTAAGAGGAATACCTCTCGTTTTTGCAACATCAATCGCGGCCTGTTGCGCCGTGGTTGCTGCCGATCTCAATGGAGATACTGCGCGAGCAGCAGTGCCAAGCACAGCGGGTACAGCAGCACCAATAGCACCGCCAATACCTGCACCACTTGTTACATCTTGATCGCGACCAGTCGCTTCAAGCGCACCAAGAGCTGCACCTTCAACACCTCCAGCAAGAATTGTTTTACCTAAGTTGGCAAGAGTTGGCGCTGCACCTGCAAGTCTTGCAGTTAGTGATACTGGTGCCATTGCCATTGTACCAGCTACTGCACCACCCGCTTGCGCTATTGGCAAAGCACTACCGAAAGCCTGTTGTGCTGTTTGTGTTTGCGCACGTTCCTCTGCAAGCCTTTTCTGGTAGTCACCAGCACCCATAGAGGCAGCAAGTTTATCGGCATAACCAAAAGTTGCAGCGTCAGCGAGAACACGAGCTGCTGTGCCAGCTCCACGGCCAATCGTTGAGAATGTCTGCTTCATCTGCTCGGCATACGACATCGGTGCAGTTGTTGGTACAAACGTCATACCACCAGTTGCAGAACCTGTTGCAGGGTCATACTCTGGAACGTATGTGCCTTGAAGTTGTGGTTGCGCGGGCGCTTCTGGTGATGGTGCCTGTGCGGGTGCAGGAGTTTCTGGTTTTGTTTCCGCTGCCTTCATATCTCTGGCTATCTTAGCAAGCCTTTTCGCGTCCTCTGTATTACCAGAAGCATCGGCATTGCGGAGCGCTTGCAGAACTTGTTCGTAAGTAGCCATGTGTCAAACCTTACTGGTTGAGGTGTTTATAGATAAGCGCATCATCTGAAGTAGTAGTTGCTGGTTTTGTGCCACTGACAGGTGCAAGATCTGCAACACCACCACGACCTTGAGTAATTGACTTTCTCATATTTGAAAGAGTTTTTGTCATCGCATCATATTTTAACTTAATTGTTTTTTCGCTATCTGTAGCTTGTGGGAGATATTGCGCTGCATAATTGTCAGCTTCTGACATAGCCATACCAGCACCAGTCAGAGTACGACGTATCGCGTCTTCACCTTGTTTGAAGATGCGATTTATTTCACCCATTTGTCCAACGTTTGTCGCAAGAGCCATACGACTAGTGATATTCTTGTCTGCAAAATCTCCAGATTTAATTGCCTCATCAATCGTAGGTGCTCTCTCAAAGAATGTATCAATGATTGCAACCTTACCTGCAACTTCAGAAGGTAACTGTGTTGCAGGACCGCCCGCTACAGGGACAAGCTCACCAACATCATCTGGACCCATTGTCCCCGGTTGACGGGACCAAGCAAACCCTGATGGAGCTTGCGGAGCGCCACCCTTAAGAACAACAGGACCACTCTTTGTCATCTTTGCCGATGTACCTTGTGGCAATTTGTATTTGGTATACTCTTCCGGTGTTAATGGACGGCCTTCTTCTTCTTTCTGAGTTTTTGCAACAAGGTTTCCTTCAGCGTCTCTTTCATAAAGCACACCATTAACAATAAATGTTTCTGGTTTGCCAACTTTTTTTTGTAATTCGATTAAGTTTAAGGCATCGATTTGCGCCTGCATGGGGTTACGCGTTAACTCACTTACACGGGCTTGCTTAATCACAGCACCTACTTCACTTGGGCTCAATCCAGAGAACTTGCTTACATCATACCCAGTAGCGGCTTTGAATGCCTCTGGATCTTTCATGAGATCGCGGATCTTTGACGTGTCGGCTAACTCTGCCTGCTTCTCGGCAAACTGCGCCTGCATCAAGCGGCGCTGCGCTGCGTTATAGAGATCGGTGTTGATGCCAGAGATCTGCGGTCCAATCTGACCGAGTAACTGAGCACGTTGCGCACCTGTCATTGGCTGACCTGCGGCAATCAACAGTGATCCGATATTGCCAAGAGCGCCGAGCTGCGCTGAACGCACATCTTGGTATGGCACGCCTGTGGTGGGGTCGATGGCTGACGGGTTACCGTAAACGCCAGTACCGGACATCCAATCGCTGAGAAGACCATTAGCCATTATGCGCTCCTAAGAGAAAATACCGCGAATAGCAGGACCAACAAGCGGCCCTCTTGCCATTTCGTAACCATAGTTCGTGGGGATTCTGTTGTAGTATTGCTGCCAGAGATATGGGTTGCGGGCCAACTCTGCTGCTGTCGGTATTTGCGCTAACGCTCCGGTAGACGGAGCCGCCGTTGCTGCAGGTGCTGCCGGTGCAAGAGATCCCAGTTGTGCAGAACCACCACCACCATATTGTTGGCGATACTGTTCGGCTGTGAGATTCCCGTAAGGGCCATAGTCAGCACGAGGAGTGCCACTGAAAAGATTTCCGAAAAGACCGCTAGGTGCGCCAGCATATGCTTCATTCGGTCCACGAATTGGTTGCTCACGGCCACCTCCAAAGAGATTACCGATCCCACCGACTAGACCAGTCATAGCTTCCCCAATTACGTCAGGGATGTCCTTAACGTAGTAGTCAACCACTGGTCCTTGACCAAAATCCGTGATGCGCGATTTAACCTTGCTGATGTCCCCACCGGCGAACTCGTTTGCGTATGCCTGTTTCGCATAACCAGCACTTTGATCTGGATAAGTAGAAGTCATACCGGCTGCTTCAAGATCTGCGATGCGCTGATTAACGGCAGGCTGACCACCGAAGATCTGATCGAGTAATCCCGCGGGCTTTGCTGCTTCTGATGCGGGAGGAGTGAATGTGCCTTCCCCTGGCTTATAGCCGTAGCGAATGCTTGGCGGTTGCCCAGCAGGTGCAGCACCAGCAGCAGGAAGGTTTGCGAGATCGATAGACGGAGCCTTCCCCATCTTGTTCATCGCCCAACGGGTAATATCCGCTGCCGTCTTTTCGCCACCGAGAATGCTTTGGTTTGCCGTAATCGAGCCTTCATTAACGAGACCCATGATCGGCGTATCAGGATTTGCACTCAACACCTTTGCTGCATCACCTGCACCCAAGAAGTGCGAGAGATAGAGCGAGTTTTCGTTCACCGGCAAACCGCGCGCTGACAGGAAATCCGCGTTATCGCGTGCGAGGTTCGTCGCCATTTCGATAGAGAGATTAGGGTCTGTGCGCAGCTCAAGCACTTCTGCCGCTGACCGGCCTTCCTTTAGATCAGGGCGATACTTATCGATCATCCTGTTCCATGTGCCTTTAGTGAATTGCGCCAACCCAGTTGCTGACGAGGTCTTCGCTTTCGCAAAAGGATCACCGCCCGACTCGATGCCGATAAACTTGCCCACTGCGTTACGGAGCAATGCTTCACGCGCTGCGAGTTGCGCGGCTACTGCGGCAGGGCCACCACGAGTTGTAGGACCACCGGCAGGCTGCGATGCGATATAGGCTTGTTGCGCCGCGGCTTGAGCACGAGCGGCACCGGCTGCGCGGTTGGCGGCTTCTGTTGCCATAACAGAGGCATCTCTGCCTCCGCTTCCCCCGCCTGCGAGCAACCCGCCAACTGCCCCGTAACCACCGCCCCCACCGACTGAGCCGCCGCCACCCGTGCCAAAGCCAGGGGTGTCACCGGCGCGAGGGTTACTTCTAGTTTCGCGGTATCGCTGTGTATCTTCAGCCATCTGCTATTCCTTAAGCGCTGGCGGTCATGGGTGCGCCGAAACCGAGATTCACAGCGAGCTTGCCGCTGACTTTCTTAACCTGATCGGGATACTTCTTCGCGATCTCTTGCGCCATTGGGCCAACCACTTTCGGGTAGCTCTTTGGGTCGCCCTTGTACCGGTATGCGTACATCGTGAGACCCGTCGCTTTATCTTTGCCGAGCTTCTCGATGTCGGTCTTCATTGACTGGTCAGAGAGAAACGCTGCGAGAGATCCAAGACCCGCACCATAACCCGCACCAAGACCCGGAATGAGACCGCCAATCTGCGCACCAAGACCCGCGCCACCGAGTGCAGTGAGACCAAGATTACCACCACCGCTTGTCGTCGAGGATGTGGTCGTGGAGTAAGGAACCCCGGTCAAGCCAGCCTGACGAATGCCAAGCTGTGTTAAGGGGTAGTTACGCTCTTCCGCATAGCGACGGTAAGCCTCGTCCAGAAGCGCCTGTTGCTGTGTCTGTTGCGCTTTACCTGCTGCTTCGAGAGCGCCTGCTTCGCTTGTGAGTGCCTGCTGACCAGTGCTGGCAAGTGCGCCGATTTGACCGGCACCGGCAAGGCGCAACTGGGCAGCTTGCGCCGCACGAGCCTGATCCTGTGCCATGAGATCTGCCGCTGTGCGGAAGCCTTGCGACCGGATACCGGCAGATGTTTCGCTGGCAATGCGCATGGCTTCTGCGTTAGCAAGTGCTTCCTGAACACCTTGACGCGAACCACCGAAAGCCCCTGCCGCACGAGCTGACTGGCCGATCTGATTCTGTGCGAGCTGCCGCTGCCGCTCAATCGCCGCAAGCGCCCCTTGCTCTACTTGGGCTTGGTACGGGTCTTGGTATGTCTGCAACGCTTGTGCTGAAAACTGACCGGGCTGGTACTGGGCGACACCTTGCGCCGATTGCAGAGCAGAGGCATAGGCAGGCTGATATGCGCCAACATTGGTGCGCAGGAGATTATATGCCGCCTGCTGGTCAGGGGTCATCGCCGCAACTGTCTCGCCAGAGTAAGCCTGATACGGTGTTGCCGCGGCAGTCTTAGCCATCTCGACATTCTCTTTGCCGAATTGCTCAACCCAAGCAGGGACAGAGGAAGTCTGCGTCGTTGTTGGTCCAGATCCACCGCTCATCTTAATTCTCCAAGTCAAAGAACATGACAGTTTGAGCTTTTCGCCATCCCGCCTGCTCCATTGGTACCACTAAACCCGGTCGAACATACGCTCGACCCATTGTGCAATTCTGTTCTTTCGCGAACTCGACGAGCTTTGCCTTTAGGTTCATCACTTCGTCCAGTACGCCCGCACACCATAAAACCTCTAGGACACGCTTCTGGGGGAAATCGACGACCTGTGTGATCGCCAGTGCTCCGTCATTTAGGAAAGCCTGCATCTGGCCCTCCTTCAGCGCTTCAACTATGTCTTTTATGCTGTGCGTATATCCGCCTTTCTTCATCCCTGACTCAAGGAGCTTCAGGATTTGCTTTTCATCGAGACCCAAGAGGCACCGCCGTTGTTACAAGGTTACCTGCGTTGTCTACCGTCAACTTATACACCGATCCGTCAGGACTTTGAAGGAGTATGCTTTCCACGGCCTCTTCTGTCGAAACGCCAAATGTAATCGTACGCTTCAAGGTGTCGAAGATTGTCGCAAAAGCTGACGGGTTATAGTCTGGCGGAGGTGTCGGGATGAAGATTCTCATCGACCACCTCGAGGTACCAGATCTAACCGCGTCTCTCCCACAGACCACGGAGCATCTTCTGTGGACTCTAACCTGATGCGCATCTCACGCCCAGAAACACGAACATCTGTGTATCCATTGGCGCGAGGAGAAAACACTGAAGAAAGCGTCTCTGTGCCTTCAGGTGTATAGGACGTGTAGAACTGCAACGCGGTCGAGTCGTAGCCGTAGCCAGAGTCTGTCAAAGCCTGTTTGATCATCATCACATTGTTACCCTGTTGCAGGTTGAGAGACCCGCTCTCAACCCAACGCTCACCCACAAGCGATGCACCATTATTCGTCCAACCGTTCTCTTGATAGAAAAGGTCGTTCGTGTTGTCTGCCGCTATAGGGTAAGGGAATACACTTGCGCCGGTTGAAGCTGTGCGCGTCATCTCACCAATAGACCACCAACCTTCAGCGTAATTGTAAATCACATACTGGTCAGGGACAGCGGAACCGACTGACGGATACCAGAACCATGCTTCTGGGAAGAGACCATTCTCTGCACCATGTGTGTAGAGAGTTCCTGCGGTCGGGTCCATATTGTTAACGATATACTCATTAACATCACACGGGAGAGGTTTCACATAACCGCCGTCATATATCCAAAAGTTTTCGCGCCCCATCCAAATGCAGCGTCCACCGAATGTCGCAAAAGAACGAGGTGCCTGTAGACCGCATCCAAAACCGATGCGCTCAAAGCCGTAAATGTATGGCAATCCGACATACCGCATCAGCCATGCTTCATCTTCAGTCCAGATCAGTGTCCCTTCACGGACAGAGACAGCCATGATGATGCGCGATTGCGTATCAAGGTCAAAGAAACCCGCTGTGTTTGTGGCTGAAGCAAAATCCCATTCCGCATAGTCTTCCGCATCAGACCATCCAACACGACGAGGATCGCCGTTCATCCCGAAAAGCACAGCATGACGTTCTGGCGTTACGATCACACCGCGATTCTGCGTAGGTGTGCCAGAATGAGTTACAGTGCCACCAGAAGACGTGGCGTTTGTGTCGCTTTGGGAATAGGTAAATGTTGTATCTGTTGGTACTGAAGCGACTGTAAATGTGCCATTGAATGAAGATGTCGTAACACCTGCAATCACAACGCTTTGACCAACGCGGAATGAGTGATCAAGTGCCGTCGTAACAGTCACTACGTTAGAGGTACGGGAAATAGTAGTAATGTTAGAGAACCCAACAACACCAGCCTGCGTGTCTCCTGGGTGATAGATAAACAGACGACCATCAGACGATGCAACTGAGAGCAAATCTTCCCCCCAGTTATCCATTGTCCATGTGAATGACGGGACACTCAACTGGCTTGGCGGGCGAGGATAGGTTGGATCTGTGTCATCGCCGTAAAGCAACGCACCATAATTGTAAGCACCATAACCGCCGTAAAGCCCCTGTTCTGCGGGGACGAAGTTGGCAGGGGTGATGTCGGTATAAGTCGATCCTTCACCGGCATAGAGTTTATTCTCGCACCCGATGATAACCCAGCTAGAGCCATCATTAGCCATTACCGGAAACAACGCCCGCACAGTGCTTGCTAATGGTGTTTCAGTAATGCGCTGCCACCCGCCAACAGGAAGGAGCTTGTTCGACCGCCACCGAATAAGGTTTGCATCCCAATAGCGTCCCTTTGCCATCAAAGGTGTGGCAGGCTTAACTACGCCAGGTGGGATCGCGAGAGGGACTAACGGCATCAGGCATCTCCAAGACGCGCGAGGTCTACTGAAGCTATATTTACCTCATTAACGCGTCGGCTCCAACCCTTACCGAAAGTGTCAAAGGTTTGCAGTGCTTGCAGAAACTCTAGCCGCGCATGGTTATACTCTTCGATGAAGAAGCGAGCACCGTCGCGGTCTACATGCGCCCTAATAGCAGCAAGAGACGCAGGCCCTATTGCGCCATCCTGCGCCACGCCGCAAATCTTCTGGGCAATCTTAGCCGCTCGTCCCGTGCCAGAATTGATGGCGCAGTCAAACATCGACATGTCTACTCCTGACGGCAGATCGTCTCCCTTGATCGCGTCCCAGTACCGCTTCTTGTATAGCGGTGCCACATCTTCCGGTTTCAGATTGCGTATATTGTCCTTAGTCACCTCGTGACCGACCCACTCTTCCCATACCTTTTTCGTGCAGCCGAGATTTGTAGCCCCGCCTGGGTCTTTCGGATGGTCAACGTAACCGCCCTCGTGTTTCAGTACCGCTGCAAGGCATTGGGAAAAGTTCTTCTGCATCACTTGCTGTCCGTGTGACGATGGGCTGACCCGAAATAGTATGAGAGAACAAGCATCAGTGCGCCATCAAGCGTACCGAGAACCCGTGCGATCAACTCGCGCATCGATGCCTCGATCACATTGTGTAGCATGAACCACTGGACGCATCCCCACGCAACGACAACGATTACTGCCAACACACGCGGTGTCAGGTCATGGGTCATGATGGCGTAGTTTCTGGCGCTATCTCTGTCCGATGCGGCGATGCGCTCCAAGTCGATGTCGAGCGACTTCATCTGCACCTTAAAGTCAGCGTCAACCTTTTTGAGTGCCGCCAACTGGTCTGCCGTAGGGTTTGCCAGTGCGAGCTTGATCTCATCGTCAGAGGCATCAGGATGACCGAATAGCGCGCCTGAGAGCGCCTTCACCGCCATACCTGCTACTGGTCCACCCATAGCCGTAGCAAGAGTTGGCGCGACTGACCCGATTAGTGGGCCAAATGTTTTGAGTAAATCCATGACTATCCCCTATCAGTGCCACTTGATGAGCAACAGAAACCCTGTGATGCCCATCGCTACAACTAGACCCATTACGATTAAGAATAAGCCTGCCGCATCCTTGATCTCGGCTGCGCGTTCCGCTGCGAGTCTTTCTTCCTCGCGATGCTGACGCTCAACCTCTTTGCGGATCTCTATCACTTCGCGTTGAACTGCCTCGTAGGCGGCAACCCCATAGAAAGAGATAAAGAGATTCTTGATCTCTTCCTGCATCTTGAACGCCTTCGCTTTCAACGCATAGCGTTCCATTGCCTCTTTCTCGATCTCTTCTGGGTTAGAGAAGAGCTTCTTCTTTGGCGGTGTAGCAGCAAGATGCGTCAGTTGACCTACAGCGTTCCACAGAGATCCGAGATCCTGCGCCATTTCCTGTATTTCTTTACCGGCAGCGATAGCACCCTTCAGCCCATTGTAAGCGGCTGTTGCTGTCGCAATAAGCGTAATTGGGTCCATTATTTACCAACAAGTTTGAAGGCCGTATCTACGAAGAACCCAAGCACAACACCGACTACCACAAGAATCGCACCGGCCCCGCGCCACCGGTTCATAGCTGACGAAATACCTTTAATGTCGGCCTTTAACTCCGCCATGTCGCGGTGCAGATTCTCGACCTGAGCCTCTAGTCTGCCGATTTGCTGGTTCAGATCGTCTGACATTAGAACCCCCTATTACAATGCTGGAGCGTTAGGATCGCGTGGCCACTGGATATTTGTAACGGCAGAGATAAAAGATTCAATATCAGACGCGCCATT